AAGTTAATATCGCCTGTAGTTGTTAAACCTGTAAGCGTTCCAAGACTTGTAATATTAGGTTGAGCTGCTGTAGCTAGTGTGCCTGTTATAGATGTATTAGCTGTGAGGGTTGTGAACGTACCTGCGGCTGGTGTAGCTCCTCCAATAATAGTACTATCAATAGTACCACCATCAATGTCTGGAGTATTTACATCTGGACTTGTAAGAGTTTTATTTGTTAAAGTCTGTGTGCCTGTAAGTGTAGCAACGGTAGAGTCTATATTAACTGTAACAGTATTACCTGAACCTACAGTATCTAAACCTGTCCCACCAGCTATTGTAAGGCTTTCTGAGTCGAGGTCAATACTTAAGGCACCTCCGGTATCACCTTGAAAATCTAAGTCCTGTGCAGTCACCTGAGAGTCTACATAAGCTTTGATAGATTGTTGAGATGCAATACCTGTAGCACTATTAGATGCCATATTGTCTTCATCAAGAAAAGCTTTGCCATCTAAAATGTTTAACTCTGCTGCAGTGCTTGTAACTCCATCAAGAATGTTTAACTCTGCTGTAGTTGCTGTAACACCATCAAGTAAATTTATTTCTGCTGCGGTAGCTGTAACTCCGTCAAGAATATTAAGTTCTGCAGCAGTACTTGTTACTGTTGTACCATTTATTGAAAGTGCATCAGTTTCTAAAGTACCATCAATATCTGCATTACCTGAAATGTCTAAAGTAGCTGCATCTAACTCTCCAGTAATAGTAATATTTCTACCACCACTAATATCTTTGTTAGCATCTGTAACAATAGCTTTACTCGCTATAACTGTTCCGTTTGTAATACCGTCTATAAGATTAATGTCTGTTGCACTAGCTGTAACTCCATCAAGGATATTAAGTTCTGCAACTGTTGAAGTAATACCGTCAAGAGTATTTATTTCAGCAGCAGTAGCTGTTACGCCATCTAATATGTTTAACTCGGCTGCTGTGGATGTCACTCCGTCTAATATGTTTAGTTCAGCAGCAGTTGAGGTAACTGTAGTACCATCTATAGCAAGGGTATCTATTTCAGCAGTACCATCAATATATAAGTTTCTCCATTGTTTTGAAGATGTACCTAAGTCGTATGTGTCATCTGTATTAGGTACTATATTAGAATCAATTTCAGCAGCTAAATTAATACTATCAGTATCTGCATCACCAAAAGTAAGATTACCTGAAATAGTAGCATTACCAGTAACTGTAAGATTACCACCAACAGATAAATCATTAGTTGCAGTTACATTACCTGTAAGTGTTGATGTACCTGTAACAGCAAGTGTAGAACTTAATGTTGTAGCTCCTGTAACACCTAATGTAGTTCCAATAGTAGCAGCTTCATCAACAGTTAATGTATCAATGGTGGCAGTTCCATCAATATAAATATCTTTAAACTCTAATGAACTTGTGCCTAAATCTATATCGTTATCTGTGACAGGAATAATAGCTCCATCTGCAATATATAATTGTTGTACAGAAGTACTAGATACATCTATCCAAAATTCTATGTGGTCATTTGTAGTATCTATTAATACTTTATTAAGAGGAGTAGCTACACCAGTATCTCCAATTAAAGCTATAACAGCTCCTTCTCCAGTAGTACCGTCATGCTTATGTCCAGTTAAACTATTAAAAGCATTTAATAATTGGTTGTACTCATTGTTAAATAATGCAGCAGTAATTGTATCTCCGTCTGCAAATGTACTTTGTCTTGTATAACCTGCCATTGTTTTTATCTCCTACCTGATGGAATGTAATCTATGTATAGTCCGTTTATTGTATAAGGTGCGTTTGTATCGTTTGTTAGTATTCTAAAGCTATTAGAGTAACCACTACCTTGTAATGCTAATCTAACTAAAGGTTGTTCTGATGCTCCAAATTTTGCAGTGCCAAATAAAGCACTTCCAAATATAGAGGGAGCTGGTACAGAATCTAATACGTAATCTTCTGGTTGTGGTGTTTCGTTACTATCATAATCAAACCTTACTCTTAATGTAGGTTGAACTTCGTTTTCTGGACCTATAGAAAGTTTAACATAGTGTAAAGTTTTTAAAGTTCCGAAGTCACCATAATCATAGTTTGGTGTTTGGTATCTTGCATCAATTGCAGAACCATCAAAATTATCACCTGAATCGTGGATATAAACATATCCATCTGTATCACCATGATAAAATTTTTCTATTCCTTCATTATCAAATCCAGAATTAATAGCTCCAACTTCTATACCTAATGTTTCAGACCATTCAAAACCATTTGGTCTTAATGTACCTATTATACCTCTTTGTGAAGCATTTGTCAAGCCTACATTAGTATAAAATAATCTATATTGAGATTTATCTCTTAAAACAATACTATTTATAATAAAGCTATTGACATTTTCTGATAGCTCTGTTATAATAGGCTGTATTGCTTTACTAACTGTTCCTAATTCTACGTCACCAATTCTTGCTGTACCTGCAATAGTTCTAAGACCATCTGGTGCTAAGAATACTAAGTCACCACCAATCTCTTGAATACTATAACCACTTAAACAACCTACATTTTCTGCAACAGGTACTACAGCAATAGTAGCAGAATTATTAATATTTATTAATTTATGAATACTATTTTGACAAAATATAAATAAATCTTCACGGAAACCTTTAACACCTACTATTTTATCTGATATAGTTATTGCACCTGCACCAGAACCTGTAAAGTTATCAGGGTCGTTATAAACACTATAGTAAATTACGTTTTTATTTTCTGTTACACCTGCAGCTATTAAATGATGATTATGAGATGTAATATATTTTACACCTTCGCTACCTGTAACTGTTATTTCAAATGTAAAAAATGTTCTAGTATCTAAATCACCTGTGCCTTCCATACGAAAAGACCAAGGTTTATTAACTCCGTCTGCAATAATAACTTCACCATAATCTTGAGTAGCTGCTTCAAAAAGAGCAAACTGAGCTTGTCCTTGATTAGTTCTAACAGAAGCTGATTTACCTGTAAAGGTTGCATAATCGTCACCGCCACCTGCAGATAATTTATTTATTTGTAACCAACTAATACCATCATTACTAAAATAAATAGCATCACTTGCTGTAACTATAACTCCATCTGCATATGGAAATGTTCCTAATATAATTGTTGAAGTACCTGTAGGTCTAGTTGCACTAGCTCTACCAAATTTTTCATAACCATTAATACGTCTATATCCTCCTGATGTGGAAGATTCAAAATTTTGTAAAACAGTAGCTACACCGGGTGTACGTAATAAATCTATTGAGTTAGCTGATGTTACTAATCCACCTGCACATGCTACGGTAAAAGGTTGTGAACGTGCCATATTTAAAAGTAAGTTCTATCGTCTGTCATATACTTTGGAGCTGGATTCATAAGATTAGATTTCATATGTTTCATTCCTTTCTTATAATCATCCAGTGCAAAAGCAGCCTGTTGTGGGCTTTCTTTAAACTGCCAAATGTAATAACGACTTCTTGCTGTTATTATATTACTGTATTGCTCTGGTAAAACGATTGTATCGTCATAAGCCGATAAAGCAGTCGGTCTTACGAAAGCATAAAAGTGTACATTATAAACCTTTTCAGGTATTGGACTTAATCCAAACTTTCTACTATCTGGAGACTTAATAACAAACTTAGGTTCTCGATAGTTTTGTGAGTTAGCATCATCTTCGTTTTCGCTATCTCTATAGTATCTTTTCCAATCAGCAAGTGTAAGAAATTTTAATCCTTCAGAAACATAAGGTGCTGTTTCTCCACTTACGTTAATTGTTGTTACATAAAAATCATCCCAATCTATTGAAGCATAATCAGTAGTGATACTAGAACTACCATCTTTTAATGTATACCATCTTTGTCCTGCTACTGTAGGTACTGTTACGTTCCCATAAAAAGGGTCTATCTCTCCACTGGCTCCTGCAGAAAAGAAAGGTAATTGAGGTTCTTCATTAGCTATATCAAATATAGCTTTATTTATACTATCTTTAACAAATTTCTGAATACCTGTAGCATTTGTAAAGTTTGCAGCAGTTAGTGGAACTTCGTTGAGTTCTCTTAATACTTCATTAGTTATGTCAAGATATGTAGTAGCCATTATTTTTTGTGAACCTTTTGAATTGAAAAGTTAGCTGTTAAACTTGCACCTTTATGTTTAACAAACTTACCTGAGTGTTTCATTAATTTATAACTACCATTTTTTTGTTTCATCCAATGGTAGCCCTTTGGTGCCTTAACTTTCATACTTAGTTAGCTGAAGCTTTAGGACATTCTCCATGAGCATACATAGGTTGAGCTGAACCACCTTTAGCATATTGCATTCTACCACCACCCATTTTTTTATCTCTAGGTTTCATGTTATATCCACCCATCATCATTTCTTTTCTTTTTTCTTTTCCGTGTTTCATTCCGTGTTTCATTTTTATCTCCTTGTTAAAAAGTGGAGGAGTCCGAAGACTCCCCCGAATTGATATTAGTCAATTGCATAAAAAGCTGATACTAAGGCATCATCTCTAAGTACTTTCGCACCATAGACATGTAAACCTCTAACAATATCACCAAACGATGTTGGGTCTCTCAACACTTCTGTTGAAAGGATAGTGTTAGCAGTAGCAGTAGAACTAATATGTCCAGCCATAACTTTACCAGTAGCCGTTGTAGGCGTAGCGATATTGTTAGATTTGTACATATCAAATCCTCTTAGTTTTCCACTTGAAACTAAACCATTTCTGATTGAGCCTTGACCAGCGTTAAAGTCAACACTTAATAGCTTAGAACCAGATTGTGACAACTCTTCATAGAATGAAGGAGGTGCAACAAACCATCTACCTTCTTCAGGTACATTCTGGTCGTCTAAAAGTCTTGCCATTCTTGCCATAAGGTCAATAGCATCTACACCAGTTCCGTCAGAACCTAATAGGTCGACAGAAGCTGTAGTTTCTGCAACACCACCAGTACCAGCAGCAGCATCTGCTCCGATGATATGGTCAGGTGATGAAGCTGATACACCAGCAAACATAGTTGCTAAAACAGCAGCATCATATGAATCTTTCAATGCATATGCAGCAGAGCTTGAAGCAACTTCTTTGAAGTTCACATGTGACATATTTGTTTCAATATCATCTACGATGAATTTGAAAGCTTTAGCACTGTCAACAACCAAAGTTATTTCTTGGTCAGTTAGTTTTGTGTCAGTAGTATCACTACCTCTTGTGTAGTCTGATACTGAAATGACAGGTTCTTTGATAATCTTTACAGAGTCTCCATAAGCAGATATTTCACCAGCATAGTCGGTGTTAGTAATAGCTTCTACCACTGAGGCTTTTCTAAAGAAGTTTAAAACCTTTTTAGAGTAAACCGAAGGTAAAAAGAAACTATTAGTTTGTCCTGCTACGGAGTTTGCAAAGTTAGCATCTGTATCTGTTGAGGGTTCAAAATATTGAGCCATGATACTTTCTCCTTGTAGTTAATTATAGTTTATTTAATGATTCTGCCTTCTTGCATTGCATCTGATATTTCTTTTTCAAATTTATCAAATTCAGCAACACTCATTGCAGCAATCTCCTTTTCTGACCATATTTTCTGTTGAGCTGGTTCTACACTAGTTGTTTTAGTAGAAACCATATCTGCAGCAGATTTTCTGGTCGGTTTAGAAGATGACTTAGTCTTTGTAGGTTCAATACCAAAATCTTTTTTAAACAAATCTAAAGCACGTGAAGCTAGGTCAGCATCGTCAGCATTTGAGTATATCCAATCTTGAATAGACTTAGGCTGCTCTTTTGCCCAACCATGAAAGTCATCACTGTTTCTGATATCTTCAAAATCAGGATGTCTTTCCATTAACCTTTTTTCTGCATCTTGTCGTATTAACTGATTCTCTCTTTCTTGGAGTTTACTAAGGCGTTCTTCTAGAACTTTTGCTTTAGACTCCGATTGCAAGTGTGCAACAGTTTCTACAACTTCATAAACATCAGGATATTGATTCTTAAATTCTTCGAGTTCTTCTTCAGTTTTTGGAGCTTTATATTCAGTTCTATTTT